ACATCATATTCAAATATTCCGTTACCTGAAGCATTAGTACCAGCACTAGATACTGGAGTTGTGCCAAAATATCCGTTGCCGAAGTTAAATTGTGCAGTTTGTTGTAAACTATTATTACCATCTCCAAATCCTGCAAAATAAACACCGCTATCCGCATTTACACTATTAGGTGCTAAGATTGATATTGGATTAGTTCCATTAGCTGGGTTTGATGAATTTTCAAAAGTTCCATTTTTAGAAAAATACAAACGATTATTATCCATATCTAAAGCTATCCCTATAATATCGCCAATTGCATAACTATTATAAGTTATAACTGTTGAATCATTATGTCTGATATTACCATCTCCAAAATAAGCATAAGAATATAAGTTTGACCCTAAAAAATCCGATGTACTTGCAGTTGGTCTTTTAGCTATTCCAATTTGTACTGCAAGTCCACTCCCTGTTGGAGTTGCTGACCATTTACATTCCCAATAAAATTTACCAGTATTAACTCCTACTGTTGATGTATTATAACTATAACCAGTATTTCTTGATATAATTGTATTATTTCCATTAGAGAAAGTTCCACCAGCAAAATAGTTATCTAAAGGATTCATTGTAGCAAAATTATTATTAGGTGTGTCTTGATTTTTTGTAAGACTTCCTGATACTGTAAAAGTATTTGATTTACCTGAACTGTCTGTACCCATAGCACTTGCATTTTCCATTTTTAAAAAGAAACCATTATTTCCATAAGTTACTGAAGGTGTAGTTTTTGCTGTCCATATTCCTGATGTAGAATCTACTTCACCAAATGCTGTAGCTGGGTAAGCTGTTCCATCTATAAAATTAACATGGGTCATTAAACCACCAAAGTATTTAGACCCATAATGTCCATGTCCTCTGCCTATTCTATGTTCAATGGCACTATTTATATTTGAAGCAGTATCTAGTGGTGCTTGTGTTTCACCAGTAAATGATGTTATTCTTTCACCATTCAAATATAAAATTTGTCTATCTGCTGCTGTTGAATTTGAACTATCAAATACAGCAACAACATTATACCAAGCTCCTGCATCTTGTAGTTTTGCATTTGAAATTATATAACCTACATTAGCACTTGATATTCTGTTTTGCAGAATTAATTGATTTGCTTCATCTAATCCAATAAAACTCCAAGAAGTTGTACTTCCTGCGTCTGCATGAAAGAATGGTGCTTCTGAATTTGGGTAAGTACCACTATATCTAGTATATTTAAGCCAACAAGAAAATGTCCATTTTTTATTATTAGTTGGTGTTCCTAAAGTTCTTGATAAATAAGTTGTTGCCATAATATATTCCTAGTTAAATTGTCCTGAGTTGTTTATTGCAAAAGTTAAACCTATTGAGAAAGCTCTGTCTGCAACTTGAAGTTCTACATCTGTAGCTCTTATAGTAAAGTTAAAAGTCGTATCAGCAGAAGATCCTGTCTCTGTACCACTTATCACACCTGTACTTGAATTTAAAGATAATCCACCAGGTAATGTTCCTGATAATATAGAATAAGTTATTGTACTATCTGCTGTTGCAGCTACAGTTACAGAAATTGCTGAACCACCACCAAATGTTCCTAATGAACCTGATGCTGTAGTCCAACTTACTCCTGTTGAAACTGTTAATAATGATCCTGTTAATACTGCGTTACCATCAGGATTAACTACTGAAATTCTATATGTACCATTTGTTGAAATATTAAATTTAGCTGTAAGACTTGTTGAAGATGTAAAAGCAACTTCGTCTGCCATAATTCTAGCACCTGTTGTTGAATTAACAGCTTCTACTTCAGGTACTGAAACATAATTAGTTCCTGTAATAACGATTGCAGTTTGAACGCTTGGTATAACAACATCAGGATTTATTCCTGAAACAGTTGGTCTTACTTCAGTTGGAATTGTAGTTGATCCACCTAAAGATACAGTTGAACCATTTATAGTAACACTAGAATTAGCTAAAGCTGAATTTGGTATAGAACTTAATCTTGCATTGTTTAAAGTTCCTGAAGTTATGTTTGATGCGTTTATAGCTGCAACATTAAATGTTCCGTATGCAATAATATCTACAATATCAGATCCTTGTAAAGCTGAAGCAAAGACAATAGAAGTTCCTGATGTTACTGTTACATCAGTTCCGTTAAGCATTTTAAGTCCGTTTAAATAAACATCTACATAACCAGCATCATAAGCTAAAGTGTTTCCGTTATCATCTGTTCCTGATACTGTTGTTGGTGTTCCTGAAACTGTATATTGAAATCTAGCTGAAGTTCCATTTACTGAAGAACCAGCATTTTGCCAACCTGAACCTGAATAAACTTTCATAGTAGAAGCACTTGTATCAAACCATAAATCACCTGTTGTAGGACTTGAAGGTGCTGTACCACTTATAAAATAAGTATCTGCAAAACTATTTACATCAACAATATTAGTAGCAACTGTATTTACATTAGTTATTGAACCACCAACATTATTGACATTAGTAATATTATTTCCAACTAAATTTATATTTGTTGAATTACCTGCAACTGTAGCAATATTAGCAGTATCACCTGCAACTGTTGTTACGTTGGCAGCTATACCAGCTACTGTAGTTACATTTGAATCTATCGTTGCAACTTTATTTATATTTGTGGCATTTCCAGCTACTGAATTTATGTTTGAAGTATTATTAGCAACTGTAGTTATGTTTCCTGATATTGAAGCTACTGTATTAACTTCTGTAGCAATAGGAACTAATCTTACAAAAGTATAAGTATTTAATGTTGTTGTTGTTTCAACTAATAAACCATAAGCAACTGTAATTGGAGAACCAATCGTTGCAGGAATACCAGTTATAGTAACAGCAGTTCCACCAACTGTTGTTGAGTTTGTAGAAACACCTGTTCCTGTGTTATAAGTAAAGCTAGTCATGTCTGTAATAGATACAACTGTTCCTGTTCCATCATTAGGATCAGGGTTAGTATTAGGAAATTTTGTGTAAGAAGCTATTGGAACAAATCCACCAACATCATCTACTAAGTCTATAATTCTATTTGTTATAGCTGCTGTTGTTGCAATATACGAATCACTATCTGACCATACTTGTCCTGAGTTAATTGTTTCAGAACTATCTACATTAAAAAATCTATTGTTAGCAGCAGACGTTGTAAATACTGTTACATCATCAGGTGTAGATGTTGATTGTTCAGAAGCTGTAATTAAAACTGCGTCAGCTATTTTAGCAGCAGTAATTGCATCATCAGCTATTTTTGCTGTTGTAACATTTGAGTTTAATATTTTTGCAGTTGTAACATTGTTATCTGCTATTTTATCTGTAGTTACATTTGCATTTAAAATCTTAGCAGTAGTAACTGAATTAGAAGCTAATTTATCAGCAGTAACATTTGAATTAGTAATCTTTGCAGTAGTAACTGCATTGTCAGCTATCTTAGCTGTAGTAACATTATCGTCTGTAATTTTTACAGTTGTAACAGCATTGTCTGCTAATTTAACTGTTGTAACTTGACTATCAGAAATCTTTGCTTCAGTAACTGCATTCGTTGCAAGTTCAGGAGCTGTAATAGCATTAGTTGCTACTTTAGCATTTGTTACTGCGTCATCTGCAAGTTTAGGAGTTGTAACAGAACCATCTGCAATATTTGCTGTAACAATAATTCCTGAAGGAATTGAAGTGTTAGTTGGTGTTAATATTCCTGAATAAACTCTTAATACTTCTGAAGAAAGTTGTCCTGAATCCCAAACAACAACAACTGTAGTTGCATCAACACTATCAAATGCTGAAGAAGATATTGTTCCATAAATTGTTCCTGTTGCTGAACCAGTAACTTTAACTCTCCTATTAGCAACATAATGTGCAGTAGAATTATCACCAGTTACTTTAAATGAAGTTGTAGAAACAAAAGTTATAACTGGAGTACCTGAACCATCTCCATATTCAATCCATTGTGATTCGTTAAACCAATCTCTAGTGTTTTTCATTAATGCTCTAATGGCATTATTTAAATTTGATGGAAGCATACCCTCTGCAACATTGATAGTATTTAATGTTGTGTTTGATGCTTGTGTAGTTGAGTAATCTTTAATATTTGTTGTCATGTTTTATTTATGAAATGAACCAAGCAAACGCTTTGTTATTTTCTGTATTCTTTTCGTTAATTAATACGTTTACTGCTTCTTCAACTTGTCTTTGGAAAAATTCTTGTGTGTCTAAACTATATCTTACGTTATCTATATCAGTTTTATCTGTCATCTTCCACCTGCTCTTGAAGCTACAAAATTAACTCCTTGTGCATCCTTCCAAGCAGTACCTGCTGGAATTTTTACGTTAGCTCTAATATATCTTCCTGATTGTCTTACTGGAACTGTGCCACTTGAAACCATAGAAGAATAACTAGATGTAACTGGTTGATCTACTAATTTTTCTCTTGTGGTTATAGCTACTGTTGCGTTAGCATCAACAATCGGTCTTACTTCCGTAATATCACTTCTTAAACCTGGAAACAACTCTAATTCTGAAGTTTCTAAAGTTACTTCACCTGAATCTCCTGAAAAGATAGCTGACTCAAAACTTGAATTTATTGCTCCTAAAGACAACTGTCCTCCATC